GCGAGGAACTATTGACAGCCTGGATTACACTCTATAAACTCAGGAACAATGACAAGTGCAACAAAGTAGAAGCCGAAGCAGTTGACATGCTGCTGCGCTTGTTAGACAAAGAACAAAACAGGATGCTAAACCATGAATAACCATTGGCATTTTATGGGCACTCAAACGCTCACGGAATATGACTTCGATCTACGCTACTGTTTCACTGATGATCTGCTCAGGTTCGACAATCTGACAGTTGACGGTGACGAAATGCACGATGAGGACTTGACTAGCAGACAGTTTGCAGAGATAATCGGGCACCTTAAAGAGTACGAGTACGAACTATTATGAGAATCAAAATTAAACAAGTGGCAAAGCATAACGGCAAACCCATAGGTTACACTGTAAGAGTCAGTCGCTGGAAGTTTCCACGCGAGCCTCAAGGCTGGTACTTTCCAAAGGACTGCAAAAGAGAAACAGCGATTAAGATGGCGCTTAACGACTACGAAAACTTTTTGAGGGACACAGTTAATGAATCAATTCATCCTCAGTAGAGACCCGCGAGAATCAGCGGCCATGCTCTGCAATTCACACAGCGTGAAACAGCCGCTGGAACAAGCGCAAATGCTCAGCACTGCTCACAGGCTCCTAGAGACGCCACAGGCCGATTTTGTGTACAATGCGGCCCACAGTAACCACCCGTGCACAAAGTGGCTCAGATCGTCTCGTGCTGCGTATAAATACGGCTTAGAGTACCTAGAGGCAATGTTTGCAGAGTATACGCACCGCTATGGCAAAATACACAAGACGGAACGTGAGATTCTGCCATACTTGCGACACGTACCCGAAGCACTGCCAGATTTGCCTTGGGAAGACCCGCCGCAATGCTTCGGTGATCATCAAGAGTGTAGAGGGGAGGATGTTGTGGAAGCGTACCGTAAGTACTACAAAGCGAGACGCAACGAGATCAAAATGGAATGGACTAAACGGGAGGCACCAGCATGGCTTTAGTTGAAATAGACTTAACTCCGTACATGGAGGATAGAGATTGGGATGCTATTGATAACGTAGCTAAAAACAGACTTAAACACATTAACCTTCCATGGAGTGAGCTTGCTTTCTGTCTTGACTACAGTATCAAAGTCAGTTATTATGAAGAAGATATTGCTGACGTTATGGAGGAAATGGAATGGCTGTAGAAGTACACATAAGCAAAGACAACGCAGACTATTACATAGAAGCGTACACAAAGGACTATCACCTGGACAAAGACAAAGTAGTCCATGAGACAGGCACAACGAGACTTTGTTATATCGCTGGATACAGGGACTATGACCTGGAAGAAACGGAGCAGATCAGCGTGTTACTGAGGCTCAGAGACGACATCAAGGACTTCTACTCAGGTTATCAAGACGGTGAAGTCACAGTGAAGCTAGTGATAAAGGAGGACTACATAAACACATGAACATATTCAAGAGAATATACAACTGGTTAACCACGGAACTTCAGCTAATATATGAAGACTTAAGTGAGGGCTATGTGGACTCACGAGAGGACCTAGTGGACATTGTGACCATAGGTGCCATCACAGCACTACTGATAATCCTTTTAATGTGGTTCACAGGCACAGGAGACACGGGACTATGAGCATGATCGAAGTAGAACTTTTGGACCACATGGGTTCCGACCTAACGGTAGCCAATGCTGCCCGTGTGTCCTTCCACAAGCACCACAAGAGTCTGACCACGGGTGACGTGAAGCTGATTAAGTACCTAGCTAAGCACAACCACTGGACTCCGTTTGGACACGTACAGTTACAATTCAGGGTCAAAGCACCAGTGTTCGTCGCTAGACAGCTAGTGAAGCACCAGGTAGGCTTAGTGTGGAATGAAGTCAGCCGTAGGTACGTAGACGAGCCACCTGAGTTCTACAATCCTGAACTCTGGCGCATCAGAAGTGAAGACAAGAAACAAGGGTCTTCTAGTGAAGTCCTAGAGCGTGACTCACTGGTCTTTGCTGACTACTGGGACCTGATGACAAAAGCAGCTGAACTGTACGAGTTTATGGTACGTGAGAAGAACATAGCACCAGAGCAGGCACGCATGGTCCTACCACAGTCCATGATGACTGAGTGGTACTGGACGGGTTCACTAGCAGCCTTTGCACGAGTGGTGAATCTACGGACCACACCCGACGCACAGCTAGAGTGTAGATTAGTTGCAAACTTGATTGACGCTAAGGTTTCAACTATGATACCATTGATGTCAAGCTGGGACGCACTCAAGACACACATAAAGGAGACTGAAGATGAATGACCAGAACATCACAGACGAATACATCAATGACACTGACGTAGAACGTATGGCTGATGACCTAGCAGTGGACGAGATGTACAGTCTGTCCTATGCAGACCTACAGTTCGTACTGAAGGACCTACTGAGGGACAAGTACCTACGTATGCAGCCAACAGAGTTGTACCAGATGCACAGAGACCGTTTTTACTACACTTATTCAGAAGAGGTGACTTATGAGATGTAAAGCTTGCAATGAGATCCTGGAGGACGCAGAGTTGACACGTAAGGACCCTAACGGTGACTTCTACGACTTGTGCAATATCTGCTACAATAGCTCCCAAGCGTGTGAATGGGATGACGATAATTTCTTTGAGGACTACAAAAGAAATCACTTGACAACAGAGGAAATTTATGATACCCTCTACTAAAGTAGTACCTATGTCACTACATAAGTCACTACTAAAGAATAAAACTAAAGAAGTTAACCGAAGAAGAAGACTAAAGAAGTTACTACAGAAGCCTACTTTAGTTTTACTTATGTTTATGACCGCTGGTTGTAGCACTAGAGACCCTCTGACCTACTGCGCTGACATGAGAATCGTAGCAGTCCCGCAGGTCCAGTGTGTCTACGTCAGTCCAACAACAACAATCTGCTCAAAAAAGGAGGTATTTAGACCCGTATGTGCAAATTGGGCGTGACAAGTGTGTCAGCCCGTGGTATAATATTAGTACGTTCAGAAGATACAACACTGAACAACAACCAAAGACGATAAACGGAGATTATTCCATGGCAGCAGCAGCAACAATCGAAGGTACAGTAAACTTCAGCAACGTAACGAAGCATGACGTATTCAATGGTCAGGACACGGGTGCGTACTCGATGACCATTACGATGTCTGAAGATGATGCTTCAACACTGGCGGCACAGGGTGTTAAGATCAAGGACTATCAAGGGGCCAAGCAGCGTAAGTTCAAGTCCAAGTTTGAAATCAAAAGGTTCGACGCGGACGGCAACAGATACGACGGTGAGATTCCTTATAACTCTAAGGTGCGCCTGAAGTACGTCCTGGGTCAACCACATCCAGTCCATGGTGTGGCTACGTACCTGGAGGCCGTGAAGGTCCTGGAGGAAGCGGAGATGGCTGAAGGTGACTCAGGAGACTTCTAGTGTCGTCCAAGTTCCTGAGACACGAAGGGTGTCCGAAGTGTAATTCTTCGGATGCCCTAGCTATCTATGACAACGGCGGGGCACACTGCTTCGCCGCTGGTTGCAACTATCACGTAAACGGCGGTAACATGACGACACAGATAACTGAAGCAGCAGCAGAAGCAGTCAAAGCATGTCGCCTGAACATGGGAGGCACAGTAGCAGCAATACCACAGCGCAGGATCTCACAGCAGACCTGTGCACACTTCGGTGTCACTGTGGAGTACTCAGCCACAGGTGAAATCATAAAGCACTACTACCCGTACTACAAGATCGACACAAACGAAGTAGCAGCAGCAAAAGTACGTGAGGTAAAGACTAAGAACTTCTACACTACTGGTAACAGCACCGGAGTTGGGTTCTTTGGTCAGAACCAGTGTACAACCAACAGATACCTAACCATAACAGAAGGAGAACTGGACGCACTGGCTGTGTACGAGATGTCAGGCCAGAAGTGGGACGTAGTGTCTCTACGTGCGGGTGCTGCTAACGCAGCCAAAGAAATCAAAGAGCAGCTGGAGTGGATCGAGAACTACGAGACAGTGGTTCTGTGTTTCGATAATGACAAAGCTGGTGACGCTGCTCTGGAACAAGTCAAGGACCTCTTCAGTCCCAACAAGCTGAAGATCGTGAAGCTGCCGTTGAAAGACGCCAGTGACATGCTCATGGCTAACCGTGTGAAGGACTTCACGCAGTCATGGTGGAACGCCAAGACCTACAGACCTGACGGTATCGTGGCTGGTGTTGACACTTGGGACACGCTGGTAGAAAAGAGAAAAGTTAAGTCCACACCGTATCCATGGGACGGCTTGAATCTACTCACGAGGGGACACAGGCCGTACGAACTAGTCACCATCACCAGCGGCAGCGGCATGGGTAAGTCACAGTTCATACGGGAGTTGGAGTACGACTTACTGAAGCGTTGCCGTGGCAACATAGGGGTCCTAGCACTGGAGGAGGACTTAGCCAGAACCACGTTGGGCATCATGTCAGTCTCTGCTAACCGCCCGTTACACCTAGAAGAAGACACGCCAGTTGAACACTTGCGTCCATTCTGGGAAGACACACTGGGCACTGGCAGGTACTACTTGTTTGACCATTGGGGTTCGACTTCGGCTGACAACCTGTTGGCACGAGTGCGGTACATGGCTAAAGCTCTGGACTGCAAGTACATCATCCTGGACCACCTGAGTATCGTTGTTTCTTCTCAGGAGTCGGGTGACGAACGCAAGGCCATTGACGAAATCATGACGAAGCTCAGGACACTCGTGGCCGAAACCGGAGTCGGCTTGTTCCTCGTGTCACACCTACGCAGATCACAAGGCAAAGCACATGAAGACGGTGCCCAGATCAGCCTGGGTGAACTCAGAGGGTCACAAGCGATAGCACAGTTGTCCGATATTGTCATAGGTATGGAAAGGGATCAGCAGCATGAGAACGAAGACATCAGGAACACAACAACAGTACGTGTCCTCAAGAATCGTTACACTGGCGAAACTGGCCCTGCTTGCTGGCTTGCTTATGATCGCACAACAGGTAGGCTGACGGAAGTACCTAATCCACATATCGGAGATGACTTTTGAAAGCAATTACTGTAGTAAACATGATGGTTTCTAGCGCAGACAAAAGAAGAATTAATCAGAAAACTTTAGAGGAACAATTAGATTATAATCAGGAGCAATCAAGACTCTTAGAAGAAAGGAAAGCACATAAAGACCAGTATAGCAATCCTTATGAAAGAGAAGCAAGCAGGTTGGAAGCTAAAATTGAGCTAGCAAAACACCCTATAACTGTAAAACCATACGTAAATGCTGGTCAGGTTATAGTAAACGATAAGTTTATATACGTGTTGCGTACTGGTTTCTGGAGAGTACAAGGTAAAAATACTTGGTACAGAAGCAAAAACCCTACGCAGTTTGTAAATAAATATGTCTTAAAGAAGAAAGAGAAGTAGCTTGATTTATCTTGACATTGAGACTGACGGTATCGACGCAACGCAGATCTGGTGCGTAGTGACTATGGAAAATGGTGTTCCTACCGTCCATACTACCCCAGATACCCTCTCAGAGGCCCTGAGAAGCCCTGTGAGCGTCGTTGGGCATAACCTAATAGGCTACGATATGCCAGTCCTAGAACGTCTCTGGGGCGTTTCTGTGGCGTCTGAGAGGATCATAGATACACTGGTGTTGTCACGGCTGTATGACCCAAGTAAGTCCGGTGGGCACTCTTTGAGGAACTGGGGTAATGAACTTGGCTTCCCAAAAGGTGACCATGATGACTGGTCACAAACTAGTCAAGAACTGGTCAACTACTGCATACAGGACGTGAAGGTCACAGAAGCAGTACACCGAAAGCTGAAGCAGGAGATGCGTGAGTTCTCCGCTGAGTCAATCAAGCTGGAACACAAGGTCCAGTGCATTGTACAACAGCAGGAGCGCAATGGCTGGGTCCTGGACCAAGAGTTAGCAAGAGACTTATGTGCAACATTCAAGGAGAAGATGAATGAAATCGAAGAAGAGTTACAGGAGAAGTTTCCACCGATTGTCCATCAGAGGTGGTCTGAGAAGACTGGTAAACGTCTCAAGGACAAAGTGGAAGTCTTTAACGTCGGGTCTAGACAGCAGATTGCGAAGCGTTTATCTGAGCTTGGTGTGGTCTTCTCGAAGGTTACGGACAAAGGCAATCCGATAGTAGACGAAGCTGTCCTGGACACCATTGATCTTCCGGAAGCAAAAGCAGTGAGTCAGTACTTGATGCTACAAAAGAGATACGCACAGGTCAACTCATGGCTAGAGCATGTGAAGGACGACGGTAGAGTCCATGGCAGAGTCATCAGCAACGGAGCAGTCACTGGACGTATGACCCACCAGTCACCCAACATGGCACAAGTACCAGCAAGCTACAGCCCATACGGACACGAGTGTAGATCCTGCTGGACAGTACCAAGTGGCAAGAAGCTCGTAGGGTTTGACGCTAGTGGTCTTGAGTTACGGATGCTGGCACACTACATGGACGACAAGGAGTTTACAAATGTCCTCCTCACAGAAGACATACACACAAGAAACCAAATGGCTGCGGGTCTTGAAACTAGACCTCAAGCAAAAACTTTCATCTATGCTTTCCTTTACGGAGCAGGAGATGCCAAAATCGGAACTATCGTTGGAGGAAGCTCACATGATGGCGCACAGCTTAAACAGAGATTTCTCCGAAATACACCTGCTCTTGAAAGTCTACGAGAACGAGTTGGCAGAGCAGCTGCACGCGGCTATCTCACTGGACTGGATGGACGACTTCTTAGAGTTAGATCAGAACACGCGGCACTGAATACGCTACTACAGGCTGCTGGTGCAATCGTGATGAAGAAAGCACTGGTCATCCTGGACGACTACGCGAAGCAGTGGAAGATTGACTACAAGTTCATAGGAAACATACATGACGAAGTTCAAGCAGAAGTCGCTGAGGCACAAGCTGAGAAGTACGGCTGGCTCGCAGTCGAGTGCCTCAAGGCGGCGGGTCTGGAGTTTAACCTCCGGTGCCCACTCGACGGAGAGTACAAAGTCGGAACAACCTGGGCGGAGACACACTGATGATTCAACAACGAGATTTATTTGAGACGAAACAATGCGCCCTCTGCGGCCAGCACAAACCACTAACGGAGTATCATAAGAACGGTTCAGCGAAGGACGGCTTAGACTCCCGCTGTAAAGACTGCAAGAGCAAGATGAGCCGCAGTCACTGGGACGTAAAAAACAACCCAAGAAAAAACCCGCTTAGGATGTGGGTTAACGGTAAGTACATCTCTAAGAAACACCCTTTGTACAAACCCGGACGCTACAAGACGTTTGAAGACGCAGCGTTCAGTAGTTTGGCTAAGTACGAAACCAGTGTGGAAGGACAGGTGTACATCATCACTAATCCAAGCTTTGCTGGGTGGGTTAAAGTAGGAATGGCTATTGATTCTGAGGACCGCTTGAATGGCTACCAGACTTCTTCACCATTCAGGGACTACTTCTTGCACAGCTTCTGGGCTGTTAGTGACAGAAGACAAGCAGAAGCAACAGCACATGCTGAACTAGAGAAGACCTACGAGCGTAAAGGCGAGTGGTTCAAATGCACACCGGAGCAGGCCAAAGAGGTCATCTCCGGTATAGCGGAAGAGTACAAATGAAAAACGTATACAACTTAGTGGACGACATCTACAAGCTAGTGTCAACCAAAGAGGTAGAAGAAGGAGTAGACATCGACGCTGCAATAGAGCAGTTTGGCGAAAACGTCAAGAACCTGATGCGTCAGGAGTTCGGTGAACAAAAGAAGCGTGACAACAGAACACTCCGTATGTCAAACATTGGGCGCGAGGACCGCTACTTGTGGAACTTGTTCAACGGTGTTGAGGCCAGTGAAGTCATTCCTGGGCATACCTACGTCAAGTTCCTCTATGGTCATCTCATTGAGGAGCTACTGCTGTTTCTAACACGAGCAGCAGGACATGAGGTGACTGACGAGCAGAAGCAGTGCGAAGTCGAAGGCATCAAGGGGCACATGGACTGCAAGATTGACGGTGTTGTGACTGACGTGAAGTCCGTGTCCACCTATGGCTTCCGCAAGTTCAAAGAAGGCACGCTGGCTTATGACGATCCTTTCGGGTACGTAGCTCAGATCAAAGGCTACGCGCACTCAGAAGGTGAAACTAAGTTCGGCTGGTTGGCTATGGACAAGCAGAATGGGCACCTGACGTACCTGATGTATGACTCAGAGGACACACAGGCACCAGTGCATGACTTGATATCCTTCGACATTGCCGACAGGATCAAGCATGTAAAAAAGCTAGTGGAGCTACCGACACCGCCAGAAGTCTGCTACGAATCTATCGCAGATGGAAAGAGTGGCAACCAGAAACTCGCCGTCGGATGCTCCTACTGTTCGTACAAAAAGCAATGCTGGCCTTCCGTAAGAGGCTTCGCGTATTCTACAGGTCCACGTTTTTTAGTAGAGGTAGTCAATGAGCCGAAAGTCCCAGAAATCAATCTTCCGTAGTAAGTTTGAAGAGACCGTAGCTAAAGTTCTCAGAGGCTTTGAATATGAACCAATTACAATTCCTTATGTTATCAATCGTAATTATCGTCCTGACTTTGTTCATGCTGCAACAGGCACAGTTGTCGAGTGCAAAGGCTTCTTTAGAGAGGGAGACACTAAGAAGTACACTAGCGTCAGAGACAGCTTGCCTAAAGGACAGCAACTTGTGTTTGTCCTCATGCACCCCAACAAGAAGATCAGAAGAGGAGCCAAGATGACAATGGCAGAATGGTGTGACAAAGAAGGAATTGTGTGGTATACTATAGATACACTTCAGGAGTTGATTAACGATGTCTCTAACAATGGATGAAATCAAGGAAAGGATTCTACGGATGTATGACCCTGATGATCTACTGGAGGCTCTGGAGATATCAGCGGAAGAACTACTGGACCGTTTTGAAGACAAGTTAATCAATAGACTGGACAGGTTTGAAGAGGAATTGCAAGTTGAAGAGGAGGACGAAGATGAGTATTGACATCGCCACGCCTGAACAATGGGACGCCGTAGCCAAGCCTGAGCATTACAACAAAGGGGACATAGAGGCTATTGACGCAATCAAAGCGTCCATGTCACCAGAAGAGTTCAGAGGCTATCTCAAGGGCAACTCACTGAAGTACTTATGGCGCTACCATTACAAGAAGAAACCAGTAGAGGACCTTCGGAAGTGTCGCTGGTACGTAGACAGGCTGATACAGGAGTTAATACAGTGAAAGTCATTGAGGGGCACTTCGGAGGCAAAGATGAAAAAGTACCAGTACCAGCAGTATTTGCAGCTGTTACTACAGTGGAGGATCTAGAGAAGTACGACGACGCTTTCTGCATAGTGAAGTCAGAGGACTTTGTGGTCATCTCTACAAACATAGACACTCAGGATCTTTATTTCTTACTGGACCAGATTAAGTTAGCATTGATTACAAGAGGAGACTACGAAATCTAATGGACGCATACCAACAGTACATACACAAGTCCAGATACGCAAGGTATCTACCGGAGGAGCAGCGCAGGGAGACATGGGCTGAAACAGTTGACCGCTACCTGGGCTTCTGGGTCAAGCAGGAGAAGCTGACAGAGAAGGAAGCCAGTGAGTTACACAGTGAGATACACAGCCTGGACGTAATGCCCAGCATGCGTGCACTGATGACTGCTGGTGAGGCGCTTGAGCGTGACAACGTAGCTGGCTTCAACTGCTCCTACTT